TTATATATTATTATATAATAATTGCGTTTCATGTGTTTATATAACACACACAACAGGAGAAAATTATGTTGAATACTTCTTTAATCAACCGTCTCATCAGCCTTGAGGGAGTTGTAGACGCCATGTTTAAGATCGAGGCGCCAGATGTCGCAACCGCCTTGAAGATCTGCATCAGCGACATCTTCTCAGACATGATCAAAAAGCATGGTGAGGATCTTGAAAGGCAATTTGCCAGTGAGCAAGAGATTGAGGCTAAGATCAAAGATCTATCCAAAGAAAAAAATGATGAAAACATCAAGCAGATCAAAGAAATTTACGATCAACTAAAGGCCAGAAAATGAGAGAATTTTCAGTTTATAAATTGCATGTTTCAATGGACGCTTTCAAAGGCGATTCCGTCTCTTTGCATAATTTTTTCAAGACGATTTGTTTAGTCAAGAACGCCGGAGCTTTCACCTATCAGAGCTCAGACACTGGCTTTATCATCGGCTCAGCAACATCAAATATCGTGCTTGATGTATGTATCGATGACTATGAATATACAAACGAGTATTTTGATCTGATGCTAGACAATAAAACCATCTCAATGAGATATCTTGTTGAAAAAATGGTGACTATCTCTTTAAAGGTCGTTCGCAATCGCAGTTATTGCAAACAAGTTTTAGCTGCTCAAGATCCAGAAAAAGAATTGATCAAGCTGGCAAATAAATTTTACAAAACACTTTACATTTCAGCAGTGGATAATCTCCACCGCACAAAGAGAGTCTTAAAAAATGCTCAATAGAATGCACTTAATTGGCCGAGCTGGCAGTGATCCACAAATGAAGAAGATCGGTGAAAAAGATCTTGCTACCTTCTCCGTTGCCTATTCAGAGAGATACAAAGATCAAGATCAAGTCACTTGGTTTAATTGCGAAGTCTGGGGACAACTTGCCAATCTCGTCTCAACTCAACTCAAGAAGGGGGATAAGATCACCGTTATCGGCAAGATCCAGATCAACCAACATGAGGGAAAAACTTATGTCAAACTCCTTGCAAGTGAGATTATCTTTCTATGAAAATCAAAGATAGAAAATCAATCCTCAATCTCTATGTGTCAACAAAATTGATCAGCCTTCTTGATGCTTTCAGTGATAGGCACTCTATCAAAGTTTCAAAGCTGGCTGAAAAGCTGATGCTTGACGGTCTCAACAAAAGTGAGATTGATCAAGTTTTGTCTATTGATGATGATGATGCTATTGAGAAGATCACTACTAAAATCATCAGGGAGCTAGATCATAGCCATGAACGAAAAGACTAAACTCGTTAAAGAGAAAACTGGGATGAACATTAAGGATTTGGCTAGAGAAATCGGCTATCATGAAACCACTATTATCAATGTTCTAAGAGGCAAAAATCAATCTAGCTATCAATTAGCCAAAATACTTGCAGAAAAGACAGGTATGTCCCCGCTCTACTTTTTGGAGAATGATCATGGCAAAGACTAAAGCAGCTATAAAAATTGATACAGTTGATTCTAAGGCCGGCAAAAATAGCAATGCACTAACGAAAAAGCCAGAAGAAGATCGAGCTGAAATCGCCAAAAAGAAAAGGCTTGTATCAACCGAGCAAGTGCTTGAGCTTATATCTCAAGGCCTCTCTCAAACTGATGCCTTATCTATCGTTGGCATTCCCTACCCAACTTGGCACAGCTGGATGAAGGCAGATGCTGAATTGGTGGCAGACATCAAGCGAGCTGAAATCTCTCTTAAGCTCAAGCACCTTCAAAACATTCAGCGCCATTCTGAAACCGATGTGCGTGCATCTCAATGGTTGCTTGCTCGTAAGTTTCCATCAGAGTTTGGGGAGAAATCAACGATTGATATGAATACAAAATCGGATGACTCAAAGGTGATCATCAATGTGATCCAGCAGGTGCAAAAAGAGAAGCATGCTCAAGTCATACAAGTAACGCACGAATTGCCAGAAGAAAAAGAAGATGAAGAAGACTGATATTGAGCTTAAACTTAATCCTTTGCAGATCGATCTGATTGATAAGCTGATCTATTCTCATGATCCATTTATTGCCGTTAGAGCTGGCTGGGGTAGTGGTAAGACTTCGGCGCTTGTGTTTGCCTTGTGGACCTGGTCAAGCATCCATCCAAACAAGTCATCCCTTCTGATCACCGACACGGCGCCGCGCTATCGATCGGTCTTAGGTCCAGAAATTGAAAAGTGGCTTGTGCCTTATGGCTGGATATACCACCAGCAAGAAGGCAAGTGGACGGCTCCAAATGGTCATGTCGTTTGGTGCAGATCTTATTTTAGACCAGGCACAAGAGACGCTACACATAATCCACTTGAAGGCCTTAACATAACTTCAGGCCTTGCGTTGATTGATGAATGTCAGACTCTATCTGAAGAAGTGGCTCAAAAGACTTTAGGCCGTCTTCGATCTGGTCCATCTCCGAAGCTGGTTATGGTTGGCCTGCCAGTTTGGGGAGCTTGGTGGGTAGATTTTGCGGAGAAAGCCGGATGCTCACCAATCTTCTATTCAAGCCATGTCAACAAAAACAATCTATCTGAAGCATGGTTTGAAGCGGTCAAGAACCTACCGGAGGCCGAACGGCTGGCAATGGTGGAAAATCAGCCAAAGCCACCTCAAGGTGTGATCTATTCAGAATGGACAGCCAGCCACATCATCGATGATTGGCAATATCATCCATCTATGTCATCGAGACTTGTTGTTGACTTCGGCTTTAGAAAGCCTTCAGTTTTGATCTTAGCTCATGATCCAATCTTAGAGGCTGATGTGATATGTGCTGAAATCAATCCTCAAGAAATCACTTTGAGCGGTCTAGCAAAAGAGATCTTAAAGATTGCAGCGCCGAGACATTTGGCAAAACTTCATCAAGGCAAAATCTTGCTAGATGGTGCATCAGGTGATAAGGCTGGATCAGCTAGATCAGATCGAACCGCTCAATCTGCATTTCATGAGCTGTCTAAACCTATCGATCAAGGTGGCATCGATCTGCCTTTTAGATGGTGCACTGATCCAATACGAACGGACATCTTAAACGGTATTCAAAGAGTCAAGCGCTTGATCCATCAACGCAAGATTTTATGCGCCAAAGAGGTTTGGGATAGAGGTGGATCTGCTCAAGGCAATTCATTCAGAAAAGCAATCTTGTCTTATGCTTGGGATGGTAAAGAGACGCCAAAGAAAGACGGGAAGGAGGATCCTCTAGACGCTCTAAGATACGATGTCATAAATTGGCGCTGGAGAGATAGCGAAATCCAGCCAGATAAGCCAATTCCTCCAGCATCCCCCACGGTCAAAAGTAAGCTGCATCAAGTCAGCTCACATATAAAGATGATGAGGAGTCACTAATGCTAAAAGAAAACACGATACACTTGGGAGACTGCCTTGATCTGATGCCATCCATCCCCAGTAAATCAGTTGATATGATCTTGTGTGATTTGCCTTATGGTACAACTGCCTGCGAATGGGATTCTATTATTGATATGACTAGACTTTGGCAAGAGTATGAGAGAATTATCAAGGATAACGGCGCTATCGTTTTGACGGCCAACTCAGTATTTACCTTCAAACTTTGGTCAAGCAATCCATCCCTTTTTAGATATAAATGGATTTGGGAGAAGACGATGGGAACTAGGTTTTTACATGCAAATAAGATGCCTATCGGAAAGCATGAAGATATTTTGATCTTTTACAAAGCCTTGCCAACTTACAATCCTCAAATGCAAGAAGGAAAACCGTATAAGCGAGATTCAAAGAGGACAAAAGGCAAAACTCAAAACTTAGTCAATATTGTCAGGAAAGAAACATTAAACACAGGTTATCGCTATCCCGATGACATAATCAAATTTTCAAACGGCAATAATCATTCAATCCATCCAACACAAAAGCCTCAAGCCTTGTTTGAATACCTAATCAAAACCTACACCAATGAAAACGAATTAGTCTTAGATAACTGCTCAGGCAGTGGCACCACCGCCGTTGCCTGCATGAATACCAATAGAAGATTTATCTGCATTGAAAGAGATGAAACTTATCATCGCAAGTCAAATGAGAGACTGGCAAATCATGAACCACTATTGCACATGGGGGATAAATGCTAGGCAATACCCTTTTAGCAAGACTACAAGTTGACAGCATCATCATGGATTTTTTCTTGCCACTGGATGCAACATATCAACTTTTAGATCAAGAGATTGTTGATCGATTGAGGCACTTGGAAGAGGCTTATCAAGGCAAGATAAAGCGAGCTGAATTGATTTTTATGCATAAAGATTGATCAGAAAGATGCAGAAAGGAGAAAGATGATGCACAAAGAAATGACCGATGATGAAAGAATATTGATGATCGAAGAGATGATTGAACGCGGGGAAGTTTATCATGGCTATAAGAATGACATAAGAGTTTCTTGTGGCAAGCAAAACAAAAGACGGACCACATGCACCAAAGAGAAATTTATGAGCGTTTATTCTGCCGAATTGCCTTGGCGAGTGATAGCCGAAAGACTGGGAATTAGTGAGTCTTTTTGTCTCAAGCTGAGTCATGAGTATTTGGATTATAGACGGCCATCTGTTTGGATAAAGGTGACTGATGAGCAGATCATTCAGGCCTTCAAAGATCATCCAGGTGATAAGCTCATCACCATCGCAAAAAAGTTAAATATCCATTCAAGCTCACTGCTATTCAGAGCAAGAAGATTGAAGCTCAGACCATGAGAAAAGAAATGACTTCAGATGAAAGAATCTTGATGATCGAAGAGATGATTGAGCGGGGGGAGGTCTATCATGGCTATCGTGCGAATAAATACCCGTCAACACTTCCAGAGACCAGCAAATCAAGCGCAAAATATAAGCCTAGGACGGCGGTTGAATGCTCCAAAGAGAAATTCATGAGCATCTATTGTGCTGAAAAAAGCTGGGATACTATGGCGCAAGAGTTGGGGATTAGCCGGCAAACTTGCATCAGACTGGCCATTAAGTTTGGGATTGATGCAGGTGCAAAAGAGCGAGCTTATAAAGTACCGGATTCACAAATCAAGCAGGCCTTGATTGATCTTCCAGCAAAGGGATTGACTGGCATCGCAAGGGAATTAAATATGAATATTAATTCCTTGAGATATAGGATGAAAAGGCTTGAAATGATATGGTAGCTAAAAAATTATTTGATGAATTTGATTTCCCCTTTGTTGATTATGAGGATGCTGATCTATCAGATCCAGAAGATATTAAAAATCAAATCAACCTTAGATTTTATATGATTGAAAGATACATGCATGAAAAGACATCTGAGCAGGTACTAAAAGAGATCTGCGATCTGGCGTCTTTCATCTTGTATTTGCCTTACGAATTATCAAATCTATCACTCAATCAAAAGACTTACTTCTATTGTATTTTAGAGGGATGCAGACATTATCGTTGGTATCTAAATCTAACAACCGAAGAAAGACTAAACTTGAAAAAAACCTATCTGGCATCTTTTGGGATAAGAAAATGAGAAAATACATACGAACCGATGGAGAGAGAAGAAACATCTTTGAAGTTTTGGCAATGCTTGAGTGGGAGCCAGATCCGAGGCTTATGGATTTAGAGGCTAGGCTTATGGCTGGAGAATTTGATGAGACTCAAGTGCGATTTGACAACAATCCATTTAAGGGAAGCAAGAAGCAGATGAAATTTCTTTGCGATCAAAAATTGACTTGGGAAAAGATCGCTGAGATGTTTAGCGAGACCGAAGCGAGATGCATTGCGTTTGCAGCTCAAAACGGTATCAAAAAAAGATCATGTGTTGGTAGGCCAAAGATCACTGATCCACAAAAGAAGATTGAGAATAAAATTAAGTATTATGAGCGAGTTTCTCCATCAGCAGAAAAACTTGATCAGCTCATGATTTTATACGGTGGATTTATTGGATTGCTGGCATTCAAATTAAATAAACCGTTTAGCATTGCCAGAAGCATTTTAAAGTATCGTGGTAAATATCGTGCTTGGCTTAAATATAACTACTATCTTGGCAGAGGTGGAAAGCCTAGAGAATTGATCATCAAAGAGATAGATTGATCTTTTTAATCTTATCTTCTACTCTATCCAATCGATCAGCCAGCTCATTATCACCGATCAAGATTTTAGTTTGATCTTTGGCTTGAGCATCAATCTTGCTTTCTAGAATGTTAATCTTCTTCTCAATCTCTTGTCTCTCAAAGTCACATACCAAAGCATGATCCTTATCTTCTCTCTCTTTTTTCTGCATCTTCTGAAACATCAAGACTACAAGAATGATCAAGGCTAACGGGGTATTGTCTTTGGTGATTTTCATGAGCTGCTGAAACTGATCAATCTCTGGCGGTAGCTCAATGAGCGATTGCGTTTGAGCTGGTGAAGGTGCATCAGCTTGAGCGATGAGCATTTGATCTTCTGGATATAAAAACATATCTTCTTCTTTCTGATAAATGAATTGGTCTGGTACCATCTTTATTTTACCGTCTTTTTTAAGTAGCTTTTCAATTCTTTTTTCTGAGTAGTGGATGACTATCTTTGAGCCTTCTAGAAACTCACAATCTTCCAATTCATATACTTGACCTTTGAAAAAGATCTTGCCGGAAGTAGTGATAAAAAATTCATCATTTATCTTGCACATATTTTCACCTTGAGCGTGTTTATCAATCCGGTTGCTTTATGTTTCTAGGTGCAGTTTTTCTTGCTTTCTGCACCTAGTTTTAAATTTTATTTGATATAATCATATTTTGTGCAATAAGATATAAGTTAATTGATTAAGGTGAACAAATGACCGCATACCCATATATGACCATGACAAGATCAACTCAAGAGATGCCGTATCTATCTCAAGAAAGACCACATTTTCAATCTTATGGGATCAGTGGAACATCTATTCAAGGCGGGTATATCACTGGCAAGGAACAAAATCCGGCGCTATCTGGTAGATCATGGACCAGAGAAGCGGAGGATATGCTGGCAACTGATCCAATCATCAGACGGTCTTGGAGCTTGGTCAAACAAACTTTGTTATCTGCAAAGTGGGAATTTAAGGCTGGCAGAGACGGCGATCAAACCAGTGAGGAGCTTGCCAGATTTGCCAATGAAGCATTCGGATTTAAGGGGTACCCTGGGATGATGGAATTGTCTTTTGAAGATCAATTGAATTATCTTCTGGAATTCATTCCTCATGGCTGGAGATATGCAGAAGAAATTTATTGTGTTGCTAAAGACTCACTAGGAAAAGAGAAGGTCTTTCTCAAAAGGTATGCTGACCGTGAGCCTTCATCTCATCAACAATGGTTATCGGCTGACAAGCAGAATTTAGATGGTGTTATTCAAATTATGGTCGGCGGGGTAAATCCCGAACCTATTCCAGCGTCGAAACTTTTACTTTTGACTCTCAATAGAACCGGATCAAACTTTGAAGGGATTGGCCTTTTGCGTCCGTGCTGGTGGTGGTGGAAAGAGAAACAACGGTCCGCCACTCTCATGGCTATCGGCC